CCCGTCTCGTAAACAAAACGGTTCTTCTGCATGAACACGATGGAGGATAGCAAGTACATGCGCACCACCAAAGTGTAAGCCATTCCAGATGCCGTAAAGACGCGAGTTTTGCCTGACGCGCATTTCTCGTGGGTCACTGGTTCGTCCTTAAGATGACCACAGTAGATAGTGTGGACACGCTCGCCCCGTTGGTAGGTGGCAATCATGTCAGCAACAGTCTCTTTGATCTCGTCAGAGACGTCCATGTCCGTTGAGACGTGCTCGTCGATGAAGTGCATGAAGTGGCTCTTGGATTTCTTATAGGGAGCTCCAGCACTCGACTTGCGGTTCATCTTGTCGCAGTACATAAGACCGGGGCAACCGTTGATGGCGACGTCCAGCGGGTAGACGTGCACAGCGCGAACGTCGTCCATCGTCGTTTCCTGGATGAAAGAATCACGTGCCGTATCAAGAATGTCGTTGTCCATGAGCACCACAGGCCGCGTCGTGTCATTAAGCGCATGCACCCAAGGGCGCTTGGTCATGTCCGGCTTGGCTCGCGTCATCTCGTACCCGTACTTGACCAAGAAAGGCGCGAGAAACGTGGCTGCCACATTAGACTTACTCCGTTGCCGGAATTCGCCTGTAAACGAACCAATCACGTTAGCTACTCCATTGTTGGCGCTCTTGATGACACTCTGCGATGAGAGGTCGCCAAGATTGCGCGTCTTCGACGGTGCAGAAACCTGGACTTGGCCGCGGGAGCAGTACTCACTTTCCAGTGTGTCACATGCTTCCACCACGGTCTCCAAGTCAACCTTCATTGCCATCACCTTCTGGTGGTCATCTCCAAGTGTGTGGATTCCTAGGATGGCCCAACCTTTAGGTGTGTTAGACAGGAGTAGCGACCCGCAGTCCCCGACACTCGTGGGACTCGCGACGGTGCCGGACCAACAATCTTGTTTCACATTCACGGTGTGTGATTTCCATGTGTATGATCCAAGTTTAATGTTCTGAACTTCCTTGTGCCAAAGCTTACCCGTGACGTCGCGACCGATGTAGCGACCATCAAGGAGACCCACGTAGTTCTTCTTGCAAAAGTACTGCGTGATGTCGGTAGCGGGCGGGCGGCAGCGCAACTTCACGAACGCTAGATCGCGCTCAGGAATGCGGTGCACCATAGATGCGGTGATCTTCAGACCTTTCATGGAGCCGGATAGAGTGCCTTTCTTCTCACATGTAACATCTAAAAAGAACGGAAACTGCGTCGGGATGCCATGATTGTTCACCATGTAGGTTGCTCCACGCACATTCACAGCTGTGGTTACGCGTGTGACACCCTCATAGTGAGAGTGAAAGACACACGTAGCTGCTTCGATGTGTTGCGTGATGAGTTTTCCGTCTTGGCCCTTCGTGCACAAAGTTGTCTGAGAAAGATCCTGGTTCGTAAACGGATAAGGATCGGCGTAGCTCGGTTTCTCAACATAGTTGATGTCGGGGGTGGGAGCCTTACCAATCGATGTGAGGTTCGAGGGGGCACCACCTTGCACTTTGGGGGATCCGAAGAAACCCCGCAAAACACTGACAGTTTTGTAAGCCACGATGCAACTACCCACCGCGAGGGCGAGGTTTCGCATCTTGTTACCTCCTCCGAGACCTGTCTCGACATTCCTGCCTGCGACTCCGACCGCGACCCGTAAAAGGCGCAGTTTGAATTTGCTGCGTAGGAGGAGTCGTCCATACCACCCATCACCGAACATGAGTATCGGGATGAAGGAGATGTACGTGTCGACCCAAAAAAAACGAATGGAGGCGTACCAGATGACGATGATCCATGTCACCGTGTCAAAGGTGGCGAGGTAGTCCAAAAGAGGCCAACTCCACACTTCTTGCGCAACAGGCGCTTCGAAGTAAGCGGGGGGTGTGTACATGACAAGCGTCGTAGGAGGCGTTTCAAGCCCCATGCTAGCTGCCACTTCACTTGCGCTCTCGATGGGAGGATCGTCCTCACTCTCGCCCTCGATAGTAGCAGACTGCACAGCCAGGCACGTGCACCACGTCGAAGGCATGGAGCAACTGTCGCACAGTACGGTGTCAGTCATACTTTTAGTGCCGACTTCAATCTTGTCCTGAATCGCGTTGTGATCGTCGATGACCTTGTTGTACCACACGAGGAGTTCTCGCATGGAAGTCATCTTCTTGACCGTTTCCAGCTTGCCACGTTGGTTCTTGCGATCGGTGCCCGCAGGCTCGACACGCTTCACGTGAAAATGCCAGAAGTCAGGATAAGACCCGACAGTAGTCTCGGGGACCTTAGAACTGTCGAGCATGCCTGGGCGTTCAACGTTTTGGAATTCCGGCTTAACCGTGATGTCCACTACGTAAGGGAAGCGTCGCTGCACCGCCAAGGGGCAGCTAAAGTACGCGAACGAGTTGAGGTCTTCTGTGTTAGTCGATCCCAAGACAAGTTCTGCGCGCACTGGCGTCCGCCCTTTATCGGCCAATTCGGCCTGGTTAGGTACGAAAGGCACATTGTTGGCGATGCACAACATCTCAGCGAGAGTGGGGTCAAGGACACCCATCTGTGGGGCCAGGAACGCGATGTCGTCCAGGATGATGCACCACTGGGTGGAATTCATACCTGACCAATAGGGGTCCGTGGGGTTGCGCACATAGCGATACTCTGGGGTGGTCTTGCGGTTGCGGCGTTTACCATAGTGCTGGAAGAAGACATTCTGCAATGTCGACTTACCGATACCTGAGCCTCCGTACAAAAGGATGCAAAGAGGGCTCTTCCGGTCGGCTTGCGCCGCACGTTTGGTGAGCTCCAGATCATGTGTCAACTCGAGATTAGCCAAGAGTTTCGTGATGATGAGTTTCTCATCTTTCTGCGTGGTGCACTTCCGCATGCAATGTCCCTTCTCGATGACGTCTTTGAGGTCAGAAAGGTACGCAAAACGGTCAATGCCGTGAACTTCCGGGTTGCTCAAGAATTGAGACTGGCGATTCAGCTTTTCAGCTTTGTCATACCATTCTTGGTACTTGGCTTCGGAGTGGAACATGGGCATAATAGAGCCAGCTTGATAGCTCTGGTAACCGCGCTCGGAGAGGAAGAGAACCGTGTCGAGGACACAATGGACGAAATCCGGTCCAAGATGGAACTTCTTCTTGATGCCCTCCTGAGCAATCTTGTCGAATTTCAGGTAGTCCATGTCGATTCCCGCCGGCTTGAAGAGCGAGAGGGCGAGCGAGTACATACTGAACTTGTAAAGTTTAGCAAAGAAAGGCGATTGTTTGATGATCTCGAACTTGTCAAGGAACGAGCGCATCGTGTCGAATATGGGCAGGGTGTCGGACTGGACTTGCATCTCCTCTTTGGGACAGAAGTAGTCATAGGCTTGTTGGGCCGCAGTAAATCCTAGCGCGTACTCGTTGATACCGGTGTTCATCAGTTTCGCGAAAGTGGCGAGAGCGACATAGCGGTCTGTGGCGTTGCGTGCACGGACGGTCAAGTACCAGAAAATGCCGATTGACTCAACTTTGTTGCAGAGGTTATCCATCGTGGGGTTGAGGTCGGCGTACTTTCCGATAAGCGAGTCGCCTTGGTGGCGCATGTTGGTGTGGAACCATGTCTTCATCGCAGCAGAAGAACCAGTAGGGATTTTGATGTCCGAAAGGTACTGTCCGAACTGCTCGAACATGGGGTAAGCATCAGACTGCACGTTGAAGCGTGTAGCCTGCAGGAAACTCTTGTGTTCCTCGGGTTGAGCACTAGGCTCGCATGGGGGAGCGTCTTCGGTGAAGACGCATTGGTTTGCGCTTGATTTGCGCAACTTGCGTTGGGCCGCTGTGCGGCGGTGCGGGGCGGTCGCGTGGACGGCCTGCACTTCGAATTCGTAAATCTCCCAAGAAGAACTCAGGTAGATCTTCGAGCACTTGGGCTCGGTCTCGTTGTCATCATCGCAACTGAATGCGGAAAAGCGGTTTGAAATGGGAAGGGGGGTTGTGATTGAAATTGGAGACATGCGTGTTAGTATCTATCATCCGTAGTCTATATCGTGACCCTTTAGACAGGCTAAGGGTTGGGTGTACTTTATCACACTGGAATATTACATCAGCGTTTAGCTTACACCCGGTTAGTTTCACAAAACTCAGGGATCGCGGCTCACCACAATTTCACACGGAAGTTCGTTACCGTGGAGGGATTGGGTTCGCAGGCGATGTGGAAAAGTGACATTCACCGGGTTCGGCAGTCTACCGTAACTACGAGAAGGTTTTTCTATGTAAAAGACCTACAAAATAATCGGCTATGTTTTTCACCGATACTCTCATCACTGCCCGAAAGGACAGGAAAAATGCTTACCCACGAGGGGATTCACAAGTTGGAGCGTACTGAGACCTCCAAAGAGCTGCAAGGATAGGGCGCGAAAGCCCAAGTCTTACCCTTGTGTTTAATCATGAATACAGGGATTCATGACGGGACCTAGGTTCTTGTGTTTCTAGGATTTAGAAGTGTGGTTCTTGTGTTTCACACTTACGCATTAATATACAAAATATAACAAAAAAGAGTGGTATAATCAACCACAATTAATGCACAATAGATCACAACGAATCAAATACAATATCGGCTCCTCCAGATCAGGTGGGAGCGAATCAAATATTGTTTTAATAAGTCGTGAAAAATCATGCAGATCTTCCCGAGGAATGGCCACAGCGGTGGCATCGTCCATTTATTTCTTAACTGTGGAACAGGGTCGGTCGACGACTATCAACGTCAACACCAAAGGTGGCGACTCTTTCTTTTTACGCAATATACTAGCTCGCACTGAGCAATGAATAAAGCGAGGCTTGCAACCTCGTTGGTCGTAAAAAGTAGATGGCCTACTTTAATGATCGATGGTATCGAGGTTGGCACGGCTTTGCACCGTGAGGTTGTTATTAGCGTACACATTTGTGCACGAAGAGATATAGCAACTAAGACTTAAAATAGATCGGACGTATCTACGATCGATGAGCAGGAGCTCAACTAGCAGGGAAAAAACGTTTGTAACGTTTTTTC